CGTCGGTGAGAATACGCCCGGTTTGTTTGCCCGAGCTAATCAACGGTACTTCAAGAGAATACTTGCCGACCTTACCGAAATGGGGTACCGTGTGTCGTGGGGAATATGGGGAGCTTGCGACGTCGGCGCGCCTCACAAGCGAGAACGGGTGTTTATATGCGCTCATAGGAACGCCGACGGCGAGCATGACGAAGCGCAGTCCGAAATTTATGAGAAAAACCCTGCAACCTGCGGAGTTTGTGGAAAAGTTTCCCACGCCGACAGCTTCGCAACATGCGGATTGTCCTGCGGAAAGAAGAGGGCATACTCCGAGTTTGGAAAGTTATGTGAATATGTTTCCGACTCCGACGGTATGCGGCAATTACAACAAAAAAGGCGCGAGCAAGACGAGCGGCAACAGACTTGCAACAGTCGTAAGAATGTATCCTACACCTATGGCGCAAGAGAAAAAGAAAGGCGGAAAAAATCAAACGGGATTGAGCGATGTTTTGGGGACTGGCAAACTGAACCCGACGTGGGTCGCGTGGCTAATGGGATTTCCGCTCGAGTGGATAAACTTAGATGCTTAGGCAATGCGGTAGTTCCGCAACAAATTTACCCGTTATTCGAAGCAATAGCGGAATATGAAAAAGTAGAATGACATGACTAAGGAAAAGAAAGAAATAGAAGAAATGGCAAATGCTTATGGAGCAATTTAAAAAAGCCTGCAATAAACTTGCCGAACTCGAAGATAAAATCGAGAGTGGCGAACTCGGCGATATAAAAGAACTGATTGCAGAAAACGAAAGACTGCGTACCGAACTGCAACACCGCGAAGAAGACTTAATACACGCAGATGAAAGGGTTTTCTATCGGGAAGTGGCGGTTAAGTTTGACGAAGATAAAATCAAACAGCAAGCCGTCAAAGAGTTTGCGGAGAAGTTGAAAAACAAAATTACATTATCCACCCTCGCAAAAAAAGCCTTTCTCGATTTAGCACAGGTCGGGAAAGTAATCGACAAACTTTTAAAGGAGTACGAAATATGAGAGAAATAACCAATTGGAAGATATTAACGGTTGAAGATGGCTCGATAGACATAGAGGCATTGCAGAAGTTTATCGATGAACACAATCTGCCTATTTACATTTGCGTATATAGGCAGGGCAGTTCACAGCCAAAATTCATAGAGGAGAAAGGCGAATGAATAAATCAGTAATGATTTCAATACAGCCGAAATGGTGCGAGCTTATTGCAAGCGGCAAAAAGACTATCGAAGTGCGCAAAACGCGCCCGCAAATCGATACGCCGTTTAAGTGCTATATCTACGAAACGAAATATGAAAAACGTCTTATGTCGGGTGTTGGAGTTGTAAGGCAAAAAGTGGGCGGTAAAGTTATCGGCGAGTTTGTGTGCAATAGGATAGATGATTTTTCAAAATGGGAATTTGATTACCCGTCATTATTGCGCCACATAAATCTTTACGCAGGGACAAACGGTAACTATCCGTTTTTGAACGACTATTTGAAAGGACAAAAGAAAGGCTACGGCTGGCACATCTCCGACCTTAAAATCTACGATAAGCCGAAAGAGTTGGGCGAGTTTGTAACGCATTGCAATCAAAACTGTATGGGATGCGAATTCGCAGATTGGGATTATGATTCAGAAATACAAGAAGAAGATTTATATTGTTCGCGCGGTAATAAGCGAGAACTTACCCGTCCGCCGCAGAGTTGGTGTTATTGCGAGGTGAGCGAATGACCTTACATAATCTACAAGTGAATCATATTCCGCCGCTAAGTACGGAACATGCCGAACAGTGCGTTGTGGTTGACTACTGCCGCTTGCGTAAAGTTCCCGTATTCGCAATTCCCAACGGCGGGTCGCGCAATAAAGCCGAAGCCGCAAAGCTCAAAGCCGAGGGAGTGAGCGCGGGCGTTCCCGATTTATTCATTCCCGTTCCCACGGCAGATTACCACGGCTTATTCATAGAAATGAAATACGGCAAGGGACGCACGAGCAAGGAGCAGGACGAATGGCTTGAGTTACTGCACAAGAACGGCTATCTTGCGCAGGTCTGCTATGGCGCCGACTCGGCTATTGACGTTATAGACACTTATTTGCAATTGAGGAGATAAAAAATATTGAAGACTAAGCCTAATAGAATACGTTCATGCCCGATATGCGGCACAATAGTCGGAAAGGAAGTAAGCAAACAATTTTCGAAACGTAAAGAAGATAACAGTATCTCTGTGTGCTTGAATTGCACGGCAAAGAAATGTAACGGGGATTGCGAAATGCGTAAAAAAGGGAGTGTGGATAATGCTTGACAGGAAAATACGTCGCAAAGTAGAACGGGCGTTTTACGATTACAAAGCCAACAGAGAGAGCGGCGCGGAATCTCTCGCAGAATTGGCGGAATGCGGTTTAACGGCAAAATACGGAGCTGTGGGAGGCAGCTCGGACGTTGGGAATCCTACCGAAAGTAAAGCTATTAAATTAGCCGAAGGTTGCGACGCGGCGTTATGGTGCAGAGTTGTGGAAAAAACGCTCGAGCATTTTCATGATACCGGCAAAGATACTTTGATACGTTTGCGATATTTTGATAAGCTGTCCGAGCGTCGGGTGTGCGAAAAATTATACATAGAGCGAGCGTCTTATTATTTATGGGCAACGGATATTTTGAATTATGCAGCAATGATAGCAATACAATTTCGGTTATTAAAAATTGTATAGAAGTCTAAGACTTTTTTCCCGTTTTTATATGTTATAATGGTAGAGTCGGAGATTGCGGATGGCAACCGCAGATTAGTCTTCGCGTCATCTCCTTTTATGGCGTTTGTGTGATTATGGCGCACGAGCGCCCAAGCAAATTTGCGGCGCTACCTTGACATAGCTATTTAGTTGTGGTAAACTAAGGTAGTGCCTTTATTATACGGAGGCACTATGGCAGACACAAAACCCAATAATGCGGGCGAGCAGCAACCGGTAGATAAATTACAGCGGTACGCCAAAATGAGCGCTGCCGATATAAGTAAAGAGCTTGCACGTGAGATTGATTTATCGGACGAAATTATTCCGCGTAGCGTAGGTGCCAAGTATCGAAACTATGATATAAAAATGCCCGACGGAAAAATGGCGCATTTTGCGGAAGGGACGCATATCACGAATAAACAAATATTTGCAGGAATTGGGACTAAAACACCTATACGTGATGTAGATAGACTTGTAAGACAGTACGGCGGCAATGCGGAAAAGTGGGCAAAAGTAAAAGCAAGAGCAACGTTGGAAATAGATGGAGCAACAGAACTATCGGAAATTCATTGGTACGAAGAGCCTTCGGTAGGGAAAGTGGAAATAAAATTTAAGAAATATTTGTGAGAATCTTATGAAAGTAAAATATATCGGAAAAAATAAAATGGACTATATTGTTAAAGATAATTATATGGGTTTAATGCCTAATAAAATCTACAATGTGTTAGCGATTGAAAAACATGGGTATTATCGCGTTATGGATGAGTCGGAAGAAGATTATCTGTATCCTCCCGAGTTTTTTGAAATAGTAGAAGGAAGTCCAAGCGAATATAAATAACATGAAAAGCTTTTAGGATATAGCAAGGAATAAAACGCCTTGCTTTTTTCATGTCTTAAAAGGAGAGTGAGCCGATGTGAGTTTAAACGAAAAACAGAAAGTGTTCTGCGAGCATTATGCGGCTTGCTTGAATGCTACCGAAGCGGCAAAGAGAGCGGGATATAGTGAAAAGACAGCTTATTCTATCGGGCAGAGATTGTTGAAGAATGTTGAAACTCAAAAATATATTCAACAACTCACTAAGCCCGAGAAAAAAGCCCGCATTGCCACGTTAAACGAAGTCTTGGAATATTTTTCGGACACAATGCGAAATACTGAAGAGCAAACAAGAGAGCGTTCCAAAGCCGCGCAACAATTATGGGAAATGCTTAAAACGACGGACGATAATTCCTATGATATAACGGAGATAGTGGTTAGCTACGAAGATGCAAGCGGAGGTAATGGCGATGCAGCTTCAAATTAAAGTCGCTTATCCCTATGATAAACTATACAAAACGGATAAAAATACAATCATTATGTATAGTCCGCGTATTTCGGGTAAATCGTTTGCACTCGGACAAATGGTGTATATTTATTCCAACCAATATAAGCGCCATGATATTGTTGTTACACGTGCAAATTATAACAGCTTGGAAGACAGTTTGTATAACGAGATACTTGCGTTTGCCGACGATATAGGACAAAGCGATTATTATACGGCGCTTAGAAGTCCGCTTAAAATCAAGACAAAACACGGCAATACGATTTACTTTAAGGGTATAGGCGGAAGCGATTACAGCCGAAGTAAAGGCTTTAAAAACCGCAATAATAAAATAAGCCTCATAATTTGCGATGAAACGCAGCAGCTCAAAGACGAGCAGTCATTATTACAGGCTAAAGCAACGTTTGTGCGTTCATTGGATAGCGCGATTCCGAGCAAGATAGTGTTTGCAGGAAATCCCGAACAGGTCAAAGCCCATTGGTGGAACGCTTTTTGCCGAAAATACAGATATGCGGGCATATACGAGTTTATAGACGCCAATTATCTGTCGATATATAAATATCTCAACGCTATTACGAAGCAAGAGATAGAAACCGAGCGGCAATATAATCTGCTTATGTATAAGTTTCTTTATCTCGGAGAACTCGACGACCTTGCGGGCGGCGCTTATGCTCAGTTTAAGCGCGATAAACATTACATATCGATAGGACAATGGCGGGAAGAGATACGCGGACAGCGTTTATGTTATGTGATATGGGGCGGTGACGGCGCAATTACTCACGACAGCACGGGTATCGTCCCCATAGCCGTATATAGTAACGGACGCGCTTATGTGCTCGAACGGTTTTATTACGACCCGTTGCAAACGGGCGTGATTCTCGCACCGTCTCAAATTACGGATATGATAATCGAGTATGTGGAAGCCATGTGCGA